TATGTTTCACCATTCGCATTCAACTCAACCTCTGCCGCAAACAAGGTTCACGCTGTGTTCGGTGACTTCAATATTGGATACGAAATCTTTGATCGCTCTGGTATGACAACTCTCGTTGATCCATACACAGGCGCAGCAACTGCTACGACCAACATGTATGCTTACAGCAGACTTGACGCTAAGATCGTTCAGTCTGAAGCACTCGCAGTCATCAGCAACCCTGCATCCTAATCTCTCTTTCCTTTCTGGGTGGGTGGGGGTAAAACCCCATCCATCTTTTCAAACTTAGTCAGGAGAACCTATGGCAGTAACACTCACACAAGTCAAAAAAGCACTCAAAATAGATTATACTTCGGATGATTCAGAACTTCTTAGACTTATTGACGCTGTAACTGCTTGGGTAGAATCCTATACAGGCGTTACAATAACACCTAAGACTAAGACAATGTATATTGAATATTGGGCAAAAACAATGTTCAAAGAGTTTCCATTTTCGTCTATTGATAGCGTTGTTTACACAGCATCTGATAACACATCAACCACAATGCCATCAACAGACTACTTTATAGACAAAACAAATCCACCAAGATACTTTATCAACTTTACAGAGTATCCATCAATTAAAGAACATACTTTTATTGAGATTAACTATACAGTTGGATATCCCGATATGCCAAAGGATATTGAACAAGCAATCATTTCGTTTGTAGGTGCTTGGTATAACAATCCTGAAGCATTATCACCAATCTCTATGCAGACTGTTCCTATCTCGGCACAGTTTATTCTTGATACACTCAAGGTAAGGAGTCCAATCGAATGATTTCAGCAGGACGATTACGATTTACTGCTACTGCTAAAAGAGAAAACACATTTGATGCATTGGGTAAACGAGAAAAGACACCAACATCGACAGTTGGATCATTTAGATGTGATCTTCGTGATACAGGAGCAAATGAAATTTCATATGGTGAAGGTGTAGGAACTTCTAAGACATTTGATGTTTTAGCACGATGGGGAGCAATTGAAGATATTGGATTGCTAGAAACTGATATTTTAGAGATTGAAGGTATGAATCTAAACATCATTGGTATTCGTAACGAAGCACAAAGAGATAGACTAGCAACAATAACAGTAGAGGAAATCAGATGAGTTTACCAGTAGCAATCAAAACAATGTTACAGAATACAGCAGGAGTTAATGATTCTGATATTGTGTATGGTTTACGAAATCAATTTGGAACTATACCTTGTCTAATATTCACAATCACAAATCAAGAAACTCTTACTATTGGTGCAAATGCTTTAAAAAAGTGTGAAGTAAACATTAAAACTATGAATATTACTTCAGAAGACACACAAACATTAGCAAACACCATGCAGACAATTCTAGTAGCAGGAACTTATAGCGGTATCGTTTTCAATGGTATTGTTATTAAGAATACACTATTAGAAGAACCAACAAGCGGGAATGGTGAAGAAACCAATCCCTTCGTTCACACAACCACAATAGAGATTTACTTTACCCAATAAGGATAAACACACATGGCAGCATACACATCATCAGTCTCAGCGTTTGCTATTGGCGGAACTAATATTGCCGCCGTAGGAACAATGGCATTATCAATTTCAAGACCACCAGTAGATATTACACCTATTGGAGTTCTAAATACTTACATTCTATCAGGCATTATGACAGCAGTAGCAACTATTGATGTCTATTACAATGCTACAGATCACGCAGCACTTACAGGAGAAATCCTTGTCCCTGCTGGTTTAGCATCAGTAGAACTGTTCTTTAACGGAACTGGTGGTGCAACAGATGTATTTGGTGGACAGGCAACAATCGTAAGTATGGATGTTGTATCCGTAACATCAGATGTTGTTCGTGGATCTTATACATTCCAATTCTATGGTCCAACCAATATGAATGGTGTTGGTTCAGCAATTATCTCAGGTAACGAAACGGCATGGGCGGGTGGAGGAGCATAAAATGAGTATCAGAGAGGCATTGAGACTAAAGAACTATGATTGTGAAGTGGGGGGTGAGAAAATCACCCTTCGCAGACCGTCAGCAATGGACATGATTGAGGCAGTTGAGTTTTCAAAGAAAGATCCAAATAAGTTTGGTGCTTGGTTGGTATACAACCATCTTATTGAAGACGGAACTAAAATGTTTCAAAGTGTCGATGATGTTCTAAAATGTGATGGTGGTGTAATTGCTGCCATTGCACTTGAGATTGATAAACTATATGGTGAAGGACGGGACTAACTTCGGCAGCACGACATGTGCTAAATGCTGCCAGACCGTTTATGAGCACAGATCTTGAACAACTGAGTGTTGTATGGTTGTTCAATACTGAAGAAGAAGTTCAAATCAAAGGAATACAAGATGCTCTCATGGAAAATAAATCCCGTATCTCTGAAACGCTTATCAGACGAAATGGCATCTCTAGACAAAAAGGTAAAGCGTAGAATTGCTAAAAATGCTGCTAAAAGATGGTCTGCATTAGTAATTAAATCAATCAAAAGCAATATAAATTGGAATGAAGGAACAATTCAAGATTACCTTGATTATAAAGTAAAGAGTTTGAAACGAGGTCAAATTCTTTGGATTGGTGTTGGTTCTGTTGCTGGTAAAAGGATCAGAACCGAATCTAACGCTGGAACTGCGTGGGTAGCATCAAAAGTAAGATGGTATAACGATGGATGGACACCTGTTCCAAAAGGATACAAATCTGGTAAACAAGGTAGAGGTTGGAGAAAAGGTGTAAGAGGTATTGGCGGCACTAAAATATATGAAACAAAGTTTGTGACAAAAGCACAACAACAAACACAAAGTAAAATGATTAACATTGTTGCCGATGAAATTATAAAAGCAGTAAACCAAGGTATATCTTAATGGCAAAAAAACTATCAACACTTGTAATTGATGCTACTGTTAATACTTCGGGTGTTGACAAAGCAGTATCAACCATTAATAACAAACTAAAGAATGTAAAAGGTTCAGGTGGAGGTAGTGGTCGTGATGGTCGTTTTAGCGCAGGAATTAATCCATTAGCATATGTTGGTGGTAGTGGTGGTGATGTTGGTAATGCATTTGCTGGAGCGTTGGGTGCTGCTGCTGTATTGAGAGGTCAATCTTCTAATATATTTGAAGAACGAAGAAGCAATATCCGTAAATTTGGTATTGGATCTGTTTTTCATGGTAGTAAAGTTGGTTCTTCATTTTTAAATATGGTAGGAGGTATGGCGGGAGCATATAGGGCATATAAAAGAGGTGATATAACTCATGAATATGGAAAATATTTTACCAATTCATTAATTGACGAACATGAAAGAACTACAGAAAGTTTTAATAGACTTGCAAATGCAAGGGGATATTCTACTGCTGGTTTAGGATTACAAGTAACAGGAAGATCACTTAGAATGACTAAAAAAGCATATCCAACAGCATTTAGTAGTCCGTTCGCAGGATTGAAAAGAGGTATGACGGATCTTGGTGGTCTTGGTAGTCTGATTGGAACAGGTGGATTGGTTGCTGGTGCAAAATTCATGACTAACTTTAGACAAAATGTTTATGGTCAGTTCAATGATCTAGATCAGTTCGTTGGTTCACCAATGTTTGATGCCGCTAAAGGATTGCGTAATACAGGTTTTGCAAATAAATCAGGTCAAAGAACACTTACACAATCACTTATGTTAGGTGCTAGATCTGGTAATCCAAATAAACCAAGCATACTAGAAACTGGTGGTGGTGGTATACAAGATTACTATAACAATATGTTCATGGGTCTTGGTGCGTTTATATCTGATCCATTGGATACTGTTGGACAAGCATTTGTTCCAGGATCACCACTTAGACAAATGGCAGGAGAAGATCCCAAAAATCTAGGTTGGTTTGCATCAATACAAGCATCATTATTCGGAACATATCAAGCATCAAGAAGGAATAGCGTCTAATGCCAATACTCTCAAACGGTGGACAATATCAATCAGCAAATTATTTTGGTTCATTTATAGCATCAAATACATCAGTTAGTGATGACAATGTAACAACTGTATCACTCCAATATGTTATTGGTAGACTTAACGGTGCAACTGTAAACTATAATGGTGATGATTATAAGAATATGGTAACTGAGTTGATGCTTCCCCAAATGGGACAAGATCTATCAACTTGGGAAACTGTTCCACTTACTAACGCACAATCACTTTGCCGTCTTCGTGAAATTGAATTTGAATCAATGAAGACAGGTGAATGTGTAGCAACTTGTCGTTTCTCTACACTCTATACAATCAAACCATCTACACTCAGTTCAGCAACACCATATACACACCTACCAGCAGTTGCTGAATTTACATCACAACTTCGTGCTATGAAAGCATGGAGAAGAACATGGGCAACCAATCCACCAACAGGTTCAGATCAAACATCAGATATTGCTGGATTCGCTGCTGCCAATGGTAGAGATGGTATGATTATTGAAGTTCCACAAGTTAGATTTAGAGCAAGATTTGTTCAAGATGCAACTGTAACTGATATGGATAATACAGTCACACAGATGTTAAACTATGTGAACAAAATCAATTCTGCAACATTCTTTAACTTTCCTGCTGGTTCTGTAATCTGTGAAGGTATATCTGCTGTTAAAGTAAACGGTGAATTCTACGAAATTATTTTTGATTTCTTGTATGATTCATACAATCACCACGAACAAGTCCCCGACTATGACCCACTTGGACAAGTTGATATCAATAATGCTGGTAATGCAAATGTTGTCAAGTGGACAAGAGTGAATAGATCATCAACAGATTTTAATAACATCTATAATGGTGATGCTACTCTAAAGGCAATCATAGAGAAGGGATATTGGAATTAATGAAGAAACAAGATAGAAGACCATTTGATGTTAATCGTTCTGCCATTAATATCAATCCACAAACAGTTCACCCCGTTCAACTTGGTATTGTTATTTCATCAACTGTGGTAAGTGCTGGTAATTACCAATATCAATACACAGTTAAACTTGCCGAGTTAGATGGAACAACATTTACAGTATCAGCACTTCCAAACTCACCAACATACACAGCATATTCAATATCTGAAATGACAAACAATGCAACTACAGTTGCTTGGGGTGTAGTAAGAGCACATTTACCCGCTGGTGTAAATCCTGTAAAGATTCCAAATAACGATGCTGTAGCAATGATGGCGCAAAAGAAAGCAGATGGAACTTTCTATTATCTTATTCTTAACGCACAAGCAATAACAGGACCATGCCCATGACACAAGCAAAATACGATATTACACATTATCAGGGTGATACATTCATTCTTGCATTTTATTTGACGGGTGATTACACAAGTCAGACACCACTTATGCAATTGAGAACTTCACCATCAACTGCTAGTGTTGCTGCAACTCCTACAATTACAATGACATATAGTGCAGGAACTGGTAAGACATTTGTTCAAGCAACTATGAATGCTGCTACAACTGCTGCACTACTTCCTTCTACAGTTTATTATTATGATTTTCAGTTTACAAATGCTGGAGTTGTGACCACATACCTTTACGGTAACTTTTCAATAACAGCAGAGGTGACACGATGAGTATAGAAATCATTGCACAAACACCAGTAACTATTGAAATTGTTTCACCAACTACACAATCAGTTCAAGTATTTCCACATATTACATTTGTAAACGATCTTGCAGGAACTCCTGTATTTGTTGGTGATGCTGCGGGTGGTGATCTAAATGGAACTTATCCTGATCCCACAGTCCACAAACTACATGGACATGATGTAGCAAATACTGCTCCATCAGTAGGAAACTTGCTATCGTGGAGAACCGTAAGTGGTTCTACTAAGTGGCGACCATCTACTACTACTGAAGCGGGTGTAGCAGCAGCAACACACAAGCACAACTTGGCATCAGATCTTTTGGATGTTAATCTTGATGATTGGGAAGACCGCTATACCACAATCATCCCTCTATTAGCATTTGATCAAAACACAGATGAGTTCAAACTAGTTGCTGGAACTAGTGGAGATGTAACTGCATCATTAACAGGAGTAGGAAGTCTCAACTTTTCTTTTACAACCAAACTTGGAACCATACCAAGAGTAAAAGCAAGAACTGGCAAATATGAAACAAATCTTGTAATGGGTTCTACTACATCATCAACTGCTATGTCAGCATCTACTTTATATTTGACACCTTTTATGCCACAGTTTGATATGGCATTTGCTCATTATGTTTGTTCGATAACAACTGCTGGAACAAGTTCAAATGCTAGATTTTGCTTCTATGATTCTGATCCTGATACTGGATATCCAATAAATACGCCATACGATACTAGCGCATCTTTTGCAACAACAGCAACAGGTGTTACAGAAGTAGCAACTACTACACCACAAATCCTTTTATTTAAGAATACTCAATATTGGATTGGTATACAAACAGATAGTATTTTAAGTCAACCATCATTGCGTATTTGTTCAGTAAATAGTTTAATACCTGTTTATCATCCTTTATCAAATAATAATCCATCTGTTGGTATTTTAAACTCAGGACAAACATTTGGAACATTCCGTAACTTTAATACAAGTCCAGTAGTTGATGGTGATTTTCCAACTACCACACAAATTTTCCCAGTAATGGGTGTAAAGCTATCATAATGCAAATAGAACTAGTAGCAACAGGTCTTGGTATTATTACCACTCTCATTGGACTTGGGTGGAAGTTTGGTATTTACTTATCAGACATAAAGATGAGTGTAGCAAAGATTGAAGCAATACTTTCACACACATCTGCTCGTCTAGATCGCATTGAACTTGAAGTCCGTGATATTGATAGGAGATTACACGAATATGAACATGAATCTAAATCCTAAAGCAATCGCTATTGTCGCTGGTATTGGTGTATGTGGTATGGTAGCACTACAAGCGTGTGATCTAAGATCATTTGTAAAAGTAGATGCTCCAAAAGCAGTATTAGAAACTGTAGACATTCCCGAAGGCACTTTGACACTTGATGAAGCGGAGGCAGTCCGTGAGGATTGGGTCTTTTGGGTCGAATCCAACACAAAGCGATTTGACGCAGCAGTTGACAAGTCAGAACAAACCTACGCAGTCATCCATCAGATTGTCTCCATCGGTCTTGACACCGCT